AAAATTTAGGTTCTGCAAGTTCAAGCAATAATTTTGCAATAGGTGTTGCAAAAACTGGCAATAGTACAATCCCCGTTGCAAATACAAGCGTTTACATTTGGGGCGCACAATTAAACATCGGCTCAACCGCCAAACCCTATTTCCCCACTACCGACAGATTAAATGTTCCACGATTAACCTACCAAAATGGCGGCGGGGGGTGTCCATCGTTATTGTTGGAAAAGCAGAGTACGAATTTGTTGTTGTATTCAGAGCAGTTTGATAATGCGGGGTGGTCAAAAGAAGATTTAAGTGTAACGGCAAATGCCAGTATTTCACCCGATGGAACGCAGAACGCGGACACATTTATACCTAATACAAGTAATACTGACCACTCAATTTATCAATCAAATGTAAGTGGAAGTGTGCGCACATTTAGTGTTTACGCCAAAGCAAATGGTTACAATTATATTTTTTTAGGTTCAAATAACAACACCGCGACCGATGGAGTATTTTTTAATTTAAGCAATGGCACTATTTCGCAAAATACAAGCACATTAACCGCAAGCATTGAAAGCGTGGGGAATGGTTGGTATAGGTGTATTGCATCACAAGCGTCTTGGCCAACCATTTATTCTTTGTTTTGTGTTTCACAAAATGGCACAAGTTTTAATTTTGCGGGCAATGGAACGGATGGAGTTTCAGTTTGGGGCGCACAACTCGAAGCGTCATCTTATCCCACATCCTACATCCCAACCACCTCATCAAGCGCCACAAGGGTGGCGGATGCTTGTAGCAAGACGGGGATAAGTAGTTTGATTGGGCAGACGCAAGGAACTATATTTGTGGATTTTGTTTGGGAAGGTTTAGGAACTGCAAATGTAGACAACCCTATTTTTTCAATAGGTGAGCAATCGTATGGAACAAGCAATATCGCAATTGCAAATTACAATAGTGCTTTGTATGGCAGATTGACAAATGGAACAAGTGTAGATGCGGGAATTGCATTTGGTGCTATGACAATTGGAACGCGTTATAAATGTGCTATTGGTTATGCAAGTAATGATTTTGTTTTTTATGTAAATGGTGCAAATTACGGGAACGATACAAGCGTTTCAATCCCCGCTTTAAGCGATGCATATTTTCAAAATGATTACCCAAATAGCAAAGAAGTAAACCAAGCCATCCTATTCAAAACCCGCCTCACAAACGCAGAACTTGCATCCTTAACAACCTTATGAAAACCTTTTTGAAATTTGAGTTCACCCCTACACAATGGGCAACCCTTCGCAAGTTAATAGAACAAGCCACAACCAACCCCGACGGGGGCGAGTCGACTAATTGGGTTAATTGTGCAGTTGTTGAGTTGGGATTTTTACCAATTACCCCCGCCGTTTATGATGGGATGAAATTGAAAACCCCCGCAGTATTGAGTGACAAATGGGCGGTTGACATTCTATTTTATTCAGAACCCCCCGCAGAGTTTACCCCGTTTGAGGTGTTCCCAAATCCGTGTGGGGTGCATACTTTTTCGGGCGATGATTCGTTGTATCTCAAAACCTTTTGTGAAAAATATCCTGAAAGCGAATATTGTGTAATTCCAACACCAAATGAACAAATTTAATAATGACACCACGGCGGCGATTGCCACGGCCATTTCAGGCAGTTCAGCAATTATCACTTTCACGCAAACTTATCAGCCAATCCTTACCTTTGTGGTGGGCATTGTTGGTCTTATTTCGGGTTTGTTGGCGGTGGTTTATTACAGTAAAAAAATCAATCGCATCAAATGACAGTAAAAAAGCAAATTAACGCAAACGCGTTGCCCGTTTCGTTTGACCAGTTCAAGAAAAACCCGGTGGCCGCGGTGGCATTTTGTATGTTGGCGGCCGTTTCATATTTGTACTATGATGTCAAAAGTTCGTACACCGAACAAATCGAAAAGGCCAATCAAAAAATTGACCAATTGGATTTGAAAGTTGACCGGATGTCATCAGCGTTGAAAAAATCGGATTCGGCATTGTCGGCCGCAATTACGGAATTGCGAATCATTAACACCGTTAAAAAGTTATGAAAACGATTTTAACGGCCTTTGTTGCCATCATTTTGACATTAGAAATGATTTACCCGGTCGGGGCTGTAAACACGCCCAATGTGGACGAAATCGAACAAATGTTGAAGCGCGTTGAAAACAACATGAAAATGGCATCCAATGTTGTTTCCGCTGCAAAGAAGCAAGGCGAACAATTGGTTGAAAACAAAGTTGCCGAAAAGGCCGAATTGAAAGAAGCCGTTGCAACCGCTGAAACAAAAATCGAGGCGATGACATCAACCATGTTGTTCATGGGCGTTGACACCGGATTGGTTGGCATGGACACCGCGTCAATCAACAACATGTTAAAATTAAACGGCTTAAAATAATGGCAAAGGCAAAAACATCATCCGGCGTGAGTTGGCAACCAAAGCCAAAGCGCAAAAACAAAGGTGTTCACTCAAAAAACAATAAACCCGCAAAAAAATATCGCGGTCAAGGCAGATGAAAAAGATTTTTCAAATATTTCAGGGCGACAAAGGCGAATTCAGTTCCAAACGATTTGTTGGGATTGTCGGATCATTCATTTTGTTTGGCACAATGGCCCACAATTCATTGTCACCCCAAGACATCGCGCCATCCAAAGAATTGGTTGAAGCGGTTGAATGGATTGTGATTTGTTGTTTGGGATTCACATCCATCGACAAATTTGCAAACACCAAAAACGATGCGGAAAGTTGATTTGACCATTTTGTTGTTGGTGTTGTTATTTGTTGGTGGTTTTGCATACCTTCATTTTGCAGTTCCAAAACAAACCAATGTTGTTCATGGCCCGGCCATCAGAGTTGTTCAAAAAGAATTCGACACATTGCAAATCATTAAAAACAAATACAAAACATTACATGACACGCAAATATTTATTCAAAGCAAATATGAAACACTTTTTGTGGCTTATCATGGCGATACAAGTTGCGCAGCCACACGCCGCATCATCGCAATGCATCGATTCCTTGACAGTTGCGGAAAATAATTTATATTTATTAAAAGGCGCGGAGGCGCGCGAACAATTGGCGTTGTGCCGGGAATATCGCAAAATTGATTCCGAGGTCATCGCACAACAAGAACGGATCACAAACAAATTGTTGGATGAAATCAAAAAGCGTGACGAACGATTTCACCAGCTGCGCAAAGTGACAATTGCATTGGGCGTTGGTTTAATTATCTTTGTATTGTTATGATTACAATTGCAGATTTGAAACGCACAATGGCCGCCAAAGGTTATGCATTTTTTGAAAATGGGGATTTCAATTTGAACATCATTGGTGTTCGAAATTCAGCAACCGGGCAAAAGGTCACAAACGCATTTGATGACAAAATCGTTGTTGCCTACAAAGAAAAGGACAATTGGTTCATCAAAGAATGGGCAATCACCACCGACAATGGCGCGGGGACGGCCCGAATGAAGCCCGGACAATATCGCGGTTCACATCACATTGGATTGCATCAGGGCAAATATGAAGCGTTGAAACAATGTGGCCCGGTGACTGTATTCCGTGATGACATCAAAGATGGCGTGTATAATGAGAACGCAACGCAAACGGGCGTGTTTGGCATAAACATTCACAAAGCCGGTGTTGATTCAGTTCAGGTCAACAATTGGTCCGAAGGTTGTCAGGTGTTTAAACGCACCCAAGATTTCAACCAGTTCATGTTGTTAGCAAAAAAAGCGGCCGCCTTGCATGGCAACCGCTTCACATATACTTTGATTACTTCAAACGATTTCGCGTTGAAATAGGGTTATTTGCCCATTTTCGCGTTGTTTGCGGCAATGTCGACCACTTCATCGGCAGAATATAACCCCATCATGATTTCGGGGGCGTATAAACGACCAAAAAAAGCCGCCGCCCTATATTTTAACATCAATTCGGGCATTGTTTTCCATTTTGATCCGGGTTTATCCAACCATCCTTCCAACTTTGCCATTTCCATCGTCACCGTTGGGCCTTCCAAAATTGCGCCTGATTGTTTATCCATTGTGACGGCCTTGCATGATGTTGGTGTTGATTCAAACCGCAGCGTTCCAAATCGCCCGCATGAATTTAATGAGGCGATGATAAATGATGAACCCCATGATGGTCGTCCGTGGATGATGTGCAAATTTTGCATGACCATCAAAGGCGATGCGTTCATCCGGTGGGCCATTTCTAATGCCACCATCGTGTTTGCAATGTTTCCTTTGTACTGATTCGGAACAAGGTCGGATGATGACAATAATTTTGCGATTCTTTGGGCGTGTTCAAATTGCGCCGGGGCAAACACTTGACCGGATTCACCAGTTGTGTTGCTGTTGATGATTGTTAATTCGTTGTTTTCCATTGTTCAGCAAATATACACAATGTTGCAAA